GCCGCGGGGCATGTGCAGGTCACACCAGTGCCGAGAGCGTAGGTACACACGCAAGGACCGACTTGCGTGGGGGTCTGTGCCGAGACAATCGCTGGCGCAAACAGGATGGCAGAGGCGAGTAACAATCGTTTCATATTCAACTCCCTTGCACGGGTAAGGCGTTCAGATCGGCTTGCAGCGTCGCCAAGTCAAAGTTCTCAGGTGACACGTTGTTCTTCAAAGACTCCAGACTTAGGTATGCCACGGATTCGTCATTTAAAGACTGAGCGAAGGACGGCTCCATTTCTTGAATCTCTCCCCACGTGATGCATACCAGATTCCCATTGGCACGTCTTCCCACAATCGGGGTGTAGTGCCCCCCTTCAATCGGGCTGCCAGGAACGACTGACCAAGGCTGTCCAGCATTGAACTGGGTCATCGCGCTCGCGGGGAACTGAAAACCGAAGCCGACCGCGCCGAACAAGTAGGTCGCCGCCAGGAGCTCGTCGAGATTGCCTGTCTCCGGCGCCACGTAAGCATCGACCCTGTGCCGCACGTTGTTGGCGTCAATCAGGCCGGTCGTGCGGCGATAGCTCGCCGCCGCCTGCATGTCGGTGCCTTGGTCGGTGGCTGGATCGGCGGGGTTGAACCCGGTCAATGCGGTGTAGTCCGATAGAACGCTGGCGTCGCTGAACGGCACCATGATCCCGGCTTCGGCATTCCAAACCATTTCCTCATGCGCGCCGCCAGCCAGAACGCAATCACCGTATTGATCGTTGCCCAATACGCCGTACGCACTCACAAGGGCCTGATGCCCGAACACCGCAGGCGGCGTCGGCAGCGCGGCCACCTTGAAGTATTTGGAGAACTTAAAACTGATGGCACCGGGGCGAGCCGGCAGCTTGCCGAGACAGTGGTTCATTACTTAATCGCTATCGTTACGGGTGCGGCGGCAATCGCCGCCGTAAGCGCCGGTGTGGTCATCATTACTTTTGTCATCGTTGGGTCATTAGCGGCGGCTCGAACGCCGTCTGTTGCTGTGGTAGCAACAATGACGCCAAGGACCTGATCTTTTGGCAGATCGTTCACGGCGGCTACTTTAGCGGCTTCGGTCTTGGTCAGTTGCGACCATACGCCGACAACGAAGCCGGACACGGCAAGGCCCAGCGCGGCTTGCGTGGCGGGATCGAGGTAGGCCGCAAGGGCCGGCCATTTTGCGATAGCTATGCCGAGCAACGCCGCTACGCCAGAACGCGCGTAGCCGCCTACTTTACTGGCGTCGAAAAATTGAGTTAGGAATGAAAGGTTCATGTTAGGCTCCCTATTTAGTGAACTTTCGATGCCTGTACGTGCATGGAATCGATCGACTGCGGAGACCAATCCAACCCACATATCCAACCGCCCTCTTTGAATTTTACAATAAGAAGAGATTGGTCGGTGAATAAATGGTTCATTGAGTGTTGCTCATTATCGGCGGCATCCCAATCTATCGCCGCTCCGAAATTGTGGCACGATGGCGACGTGCCTCCACGAATAGTTCGCGGTGCGTAAGAGCCGCTGAACCTGTTGTACCGCAGCGTCTCGATAGCTGACTGGCTCTGGCCTGTTGTATTCCATATTGCGTTAAGAATCTGCGTTAGACTTTCAGCACACTTTCTGTGAATGCGGATTTGTTTGACTACCACGCCGTCCATGTTAAGAACCCACGGACAAGACACGTCTACAAGGTTTGCGTTTTCCCACGCAGTTCTTTGTGGTGATGATTCGTAGCCGCCAGGGTCGCCGTAGAATGTCGGCATGTCTGCCTGCAACGGCCACACCACAGGTGTTATGCTTTGCGGAGGCGTAATGATCGTAGGCGCGGGCACCGGAGCTACAGTCCCTAGTTCTTTGTCGAAGAGCTGAATTACGTCGGCCTTGAGACTTGCTATTGTCATAGCTGCGCTCCCATCATAGCCGGCAAGCGGCCCCTCACCTTGAGAACTCGGTTTGTCCAGCCATGACCGTCGGCGGACCACCCAGTCGGCGTCAGGCCGCGCTTCCAGGTCAGCCAAGCGGCATCGAGCTGCAACACTAGCACAGCCGGCGTGACCTTACCAACCGCTGCCAGCGTGGCGGCGTCCATCGCACCAGTCGTGGGCCACATCGCGAGGCACATCTGAAGAGCCTCTACCGACCCTGTCGTACCCAGCGTCACGGCGCAGTCCAGCATGCGATAGTCGACGCCGGACGGCAAGACGTTGAATTGAATCGGAACCGCAAACCGCGTCGAGTAAATCGCGTTGGCGTCGTCCTGGGTCAGGGCGGAGACATCGGCGACGGTACAGACTTTGCCGCGCACCTCTGACAACACCGTCAGCGAGACGCCCCACTTGCTGGCGCCGCCGGGCTCGCCCGCGCCGACGTTCAGCTCCTGCCCCTCGTCGCCGGTGATGTAGGACAGAGATTTAGCAAGGTTGGCTTGCATCTAGTACAAGAGGCCGGACAGGGAGACAGAGTTCAACGAGCGGGAATAATTTGTGATGACGTCGCCAGTGTTGCAAGCGAACGGCTTGTACTCTCCCTGAACAAAATTGGTGTCGAACACAATGACCACGTTGCCGTTTATCAAGACCGTGGCGTCGCTGCCGGGGTCACTTTCGGTGTAGACATTTCTCATTGAGAAAATGGCGGTCTTACCTGCCGGCACGGTGTAACTGGCGCCTGGTGCCAAGACCGGATTGAAAGCCGTTGCTGCGAGTGACATGGTTTTGTTCCTACATCATACCGAGGAAAAACGACATTGCGTTCTGATAGTTGAAGATGCTGCTCCACGTCCCGTCAGCGTTGCGTTGATAGAAGTCAGGAATGCTGGCAATGCCAACCATCGAGTACGTCGGATAGTTCGTGTAGGACCACGCCTCAAGCGCCGCGCTCCAGATCGCAACGTGGTTGTCCTCGCCGGTCCAACCGCCAGTGGCCCCAACCGGCACAAGGTAGGCGTCGCCATTGTTTGGGCTGCCGGGAGGCGAGGCAATGACGTTGCTGATGACGGCTATGAAGTAAGGCAGCACCGAGCCTGGACCTGCCTCCAGGTTGACTATGAGCCACCCAGCCCCGCCGGTGTCGGGGTCGGTGACGTTGTTGTCGACGAGGCAGAGCCACTGAGCGTTCGGCACCGAGACCGCCGTGAGCAACGCGCCCTGCGGGTAGCCACCGACCGCAGCGGAGAACGTCGCGTCGTAGACGACTTGGCCCCCGGCGCTCTGCCACATGATCCAGTTGCAGATGGCAAGGAGAACGCCGTTCATGTCCTGCCCAAACGGCGGCACGCCACCAGCCGCCTCGGCAAGCTGGGTCAGTTGCGGGAACCCAGTCGTGAACGACGCTGCGCCTGGGGTGATGGCAATCTGGCTCGGCACCGGAACGGTGCGGATGGTCCCAGCGGCCGCGCTAGCGCCGAATGGAACCGGCATTCTGGTTGGTAGTTGGCTAGCTAACATGTTCTTCTACCTCAGAGCTGTACGACCGACGACATGACTCCGGTCGGGCGCGGCAGGATGCCGACCGAGCTGGCTATGGCGTACTGTACCGGATTCAGCGCAAAGCCAAAATAATAAGTTAGAGTCATATTGAGACCGTCAACAACGTAGGCGATCTGACCAGGAAATAGTATCCGCAGAATTGCATTGAGTGCCGGGATCGAACCATCCCAAATGTTTGCCGCCGCCTTGGCGAGTATGAGCTGGAGATAGGCGCTGTCCGAGAGCGAGAAATTCGAGGTCGCGGGCAGCCCGGTGTAGAACGGCGACGTGTTGAACGGGTCGACACTGGCGTCGCCGGCCTCCTCGAAGCCGAAGAACTTCATCGTGAGCGTCAAGACGCGGCTGACGCCGACGATGCGCCCCCACACGTCGAGGCCGTAGCCCTGCGCGGTCAGCACGTTCCAGACGTTGTCGTAGAAGGCGTCGATGTTCTGTGTCTGATCGACGTTGGCGGCGAAGCTGGCAATCAAAGCAAGAAGGATCGGCGAATTTGCATATTGACTCACCAGTGTTTTAGACCAGTCAAACCCCTCCGATCCGATCGGGCTCTCGCCAATGATGAACTCCCCGATGGAGTTTGGGATGTTGCTGTATTGGTAGGGAAGGTTAGTCACTTTACGGATTGCCCCAAATCTCAATTGAGCCGCTAGTCCAAGTGCCGGTTGATAGTCCAAAATTGACGGCGTTAATAACTGAGGTTGTGGAATTGCTAGTCGCCGCCATAGGTGCCGCCATGGCGCCGCCACCGGCTGCACTTAGTTCGCCGGAAAGCTGAACACCATAAGCTGTAGCGGAGTTTGGATTAGAAAATAGCAGCTGCCCGCTTATCGGACCCGTGCAAAGAGCCTCCGTGGCTGCATAAGTCCCGCCAAAGCCGAACGCATTAAAAAGGGACATATAAGACGTGACTGCCACGTTATAGCTCGGATTGACATAGCCGCTTGATAAATAACTTGACCCATTGTCGGTCGATATTGTGATTTCTATTTTTGCGTTTGTCGCGCTGGCAAGTAGCGCTCTAAACACAAATAAATATGAATTATAGGTCGCCGTAATGTGCGTGGTGTCGCTCAATGATGCCGACGACGACGCCGTAAGCGTAGCGAGCAGCACGGGGCCAGCCGCCGGTGGGGCGGCTGATGTCCAAGTCGTGCCGTTGCTGGTCAATATGTTGCCGGTGGTGCCGGGCGCGACGAACTGCGGCGTGCTGGTGCCGTTGCCGAGGATGACGTTGTTGGCCGTGAGCGTAGCCAGCCCGGTGCCACCATAAACCACGCCGACCACGCCGCTGTTTATCTCAGACCCAGCAATGCTCTTGTTGGTCAGAGTGTCGGTGGTGGCGCGGCCCACCAGTTGATCGGTAGCATCCGGCAGTGTGAGAACGGCCGATCCCAGCGCGCCGGTGGTCGGAACCAATTCAAGATAGCCGCTGGTGGCGTCGAAGAATTTAACGCCGCCGACTGACGTGCCGACAACACCTAGCGACAGCACGCTGACGCCGTCGAAAGTGAAGCCTGCGTTCGCGGCCAAGCTGCCGCCTGAATTATATTGAACCTGCGTCGAGAGTCCCGCCGCCGATGCGCTACCGCCCGCGTAGCAGTTGGCCGACGAGTTCGGCACGATGTTGCCGCCGGAGTCAGTGCAGAGCGCGTAGGCAATCGTGCCGCCGCTGGCACCGCTGAATTTCACATTGCCGGTTACGGCCAGTGCATTCACGGTCAGCGTCGCCCCGGTTGTAATTCCATAATCAAATTTCAGCGCGCCATTCACACTGACGCCGATTCCGGTCGTGCTAACCGAGTAAAGGCCGGTCGTGGAATTGCCGACAGTAAGCGTTGGAGCCGTGGCAGAGCCAGCGCCCGTGACAGTGAAATTTGGTGCCGACAATCCGGTAGGCAGCGTCGTGCTGATAGATGGAACGCCGCCTGACGATGTAACAAGCACGCCGCTGTTGGCGGTCGCTAGATTACCGAGCGTTCCGGCGTTGTCATACAGCAGCCCATTTGTCGTGCCACTCGCTACCGATGTGGTGCCCGGTGTGATTGTTCCGGCCGAAGCCGAGATCGTGCAGGTCGAGCCGAGCGTGCAGGTCTGTCCGTTGACGGTCGTGGCAGGGTTCGCCAGATCGGCATTCGTAACCAACCCGGTTGCAGTGAACGATGTAGTCACCGTTAGGCCAGCCAGCGTGCCGACTGACGTAAGCGATGAGGCCGTAACGCCAGAGGCCAGCGTCGCCCCGGTAAGATTGGCCGCTGGCACCGCGTTTGCCGTGATCGAAGTGTTGCATCCAAACCCGGTATTTGTCGTCCAATTCAACGCATCGCCGGCGGCAGAGCACGAGCTGACAGCCTGCGCGGTCGGAGACGCCGAACCGGCGGTAGCATTCACGAGGACCGTGTTTGTCGCCTGCGTGGCAATGTCGCCAAGCGTCACTAAACCAGTAGCGGTGAACGAACTGGTAACCGTCAGACCAGCGATGGATTGGCCGCCCGCAGTCGTGATGACCGTGCCTGTGGCGTCGGGGAGGGTGATTGTCTTGTTCGTTGATGTCGGCGTCCAAGACAGCGTTCCGGTCACGCCCGCGCTTTGCAGAACCAGTTGATTTGACGTGCCGGACAAATTGGCGGTCGGGGTAGTGATGCTGGTCGTGAACGTGCCAACCGGACCGACAAACGATGTTCCCGCATAGACTGTGCGGAATGCAGCAATGGTCGCGCTGGTGCCAATGTCGTAGGTATTCGTTGTGCCGGCGAGAATCGTCTGAAGCGTCTGCGTAGCCGTCCAGCCCTGCGCGTAGTTCAGTTCCGCGATGATGCCAGTGTTGGCCGGCAGCGTGGCGGTGACGGTGCCCGACGCTGAGTTGGCGTTCAACGTGGTGGCGCCGCTGCTGGAACCGTTCAGTACCAGATCGCCGCTATTGTGGCTCTGAACCGCCGACCACGTCTGAGCATAGTTTAGCTCGGCAAGGATGCCCGTATTGGCGGGAAGGGATGCCGTCACCGTACCCAATGCTCCGGCGACGGTGCCGATAGTCACCGTGCCCGAGGTCGCGTTGCCGAAAGCGAGAGTACCGATAACGCCACTGGCCCCGAGAGTCGGCGTGGCACTCGCGGTGATCGTGTTTGCTGTACCGGCGGCCAGAACAGTACCAGCCACCGCCGTGGCTGGATAAGTATTGGTAGACCATGCCGGGGTAGTGCTCGTCCCTGACATAAGCACTTGGTTCGCGGTCGCGGTGCCGGAAAGGATGGCGAACGCGGAAGCCGTCGAATAGACGATGCCGCCATTGCTCGCAGTCAGGCTGGCGTTGGTCCCGCCGTTCGCCAACGCCTTGCCGGCGAGTGTGTCGGTGATGGCTGGCATCGTCAGGACGGCCGAGCCGAGCGCGCCGGCTACCGGGGACAGCGTGATCGTTCCGCTAGTGGCGTTTCCGAACGCCATCGTGCCGAGCGTACCGGACGCGCCGAGCGTCGGCGTCGAGGTGAATGCCGGTGTCGCTCCGGCGAGCACCTGACCAGCGGCACCCGTGATCGTGAGATTTCCGGTGGTCGCGGACAGCGCAAGTGGCGCCGACACACTGACGGCGAACGTACCGGAAGCGTTCGGAAGAGTCAGCGTCGGTGTCCCCGCCGTCGCTTGCGCGGTGATCGTGGCCGTCCCCGACGTAATACCAGCAAACCCTAGCGTGCCCTGTGACGCGGTCGGGACACCGAGGACCGGCGTGATCGTCATGGTCGGGACGCCCGACGTGCTGGCGTTCATCATGCCGCCGTTGACCGTGGAAATTCCACCAATCACGCTGGCCGAAGATGAGTAGAGAATTTGGTTAACTGTCGTCGTGTTCGGGTAGGTCGCGGTCGTCGCCGACCAGTTGGTGCCATCGGCCCGCAGGATCGTCCCAGTCCCAGTGGCAATCGCCGGATAAGTCGCGGTCGACCACGTATTCGCCGCCGACGTGCCGCCGCCAGATTGAAATACTTGTCCGGCGCTGCCAGCTGTCGCAGGCAGGTTGAAGTTGTAGTTTGCCGCGGTCGCGCTGAGATTCTGGATCGTAATCGTTTTACCCGTGCTCAGGCCGTTGGCGATCCCGATCGACCCAGCAGTCGTGGCGTTGACGCCGAGAACAGGCGCATAGCTCCATGCGGGGGCGGACGATGTGACGCCAGTGAATATCTGCCCGGTCAGGCCGGCAGCGGCCGGAGAAACCAGCGCGCCGTTGACGTAATAACCGCCAGCGACATTGACGGTGCCGGAACCCTCGCTGGCCCCGGTCGGTGATGCCACCGTGATGCCGCCGTCGTTCTGCTGACATAGAGCATTGGCGATAGTCGTCGAGGCAATCGGCGTCGTGCCGATGCAGGCGTAGGAACCCTGATGACCTGATGCGATGTTCTCAGCCGCATAAGTTCGGAAGCTCGCAATCGGCCCGACCAACGCGGCGCCGTTGTATGCCCAAGAATTGAAGCTCGCTACCTCTGTACCGGACGTCACCGCTGTCGGGCTCGCGTTGGTGCCGCCGTAGGCCGCACCGGAGAACGTCGAAACAGCGCCAAAGGCGTTCAGTTGCAGGCGAGTGACCGTGGCGTCGACTTGGCCGAGGTTGAGAACCGTCCCGGTCAGCGCAGCCGGAAGCGCCGCCGCATTAAGATTGATGCCCTGCGCGGCAATGAATGTGTTGCCGTGCGCAAGATTTATGCCGAGCCCGCCGGAGTTTGTTAGCGACGAATTGTAGTTCAGCGCATAGGTGACGACGTTGGACGGGAACGTGACGGCCATCGGCAGCGTGGCCGCAAAAGTTGCTGAGTTGGCAGCGGCAAATGGGCCAACCGTGGTGCCAGAAGCTTGTCCGTAGAACCCGGCGGACGTTGACCAAAAGTCGCCGTTGACCGGGGAAGCCGGAGCTGTACTTGGCGGCAGATTAAACCCGGCGCGACCAAGCTGCGGTGCCGACGTGACTAGCAAACCGAGCATTGTGTCGCCGGCTTTGTTAAGCGGCGTGTAACCGAGCGTGTCGTTCTTATTTTTGAAAAATTGATTCCACTGCCCAGGCGTTGGAACCTGCCCATAAACCAGATTAGGGCTGGATTGCGCCGATGCCACGCGCGGGACCGCAAGCGCGAGCAACGCAACCGCAAGGATGATCTTCTTCATCATGCTGATGTCCTAGACTGTCACAACGATGTTGGCGGCCGACGTGACCGGCTCCTGATTCGCTAACATGGTAACTGATGACGCTGTGACCGCATAAGCGTCGATCGTTGTCGAGGCCACGGTCTGACCGATGCTGACGACCCAGGACGACCCGCTTCCGCTTACAATCACGGTGCCTGGAATAACTTCGGCACCAACAAGTTGCTGCCCGGCTGCAATCGTCCCCGAGGTCAACGACCCAACCGTGAGTGTGGTGCCTGAGATTGATGACGTCGCCATCACGGCAGCAGTTGTGACCGTCGAACCCATCGTCAGCGCGGTGATCTGTGCCCATGATCCAAGCGCGGCAATTCCACAATAGTAGCGCGAGGCAAGAATCGTAGAACTCATCTGTGCGCGACTGCCGCCGTCCTCGCCAGAGAACGCGGCGATAATGGCATTCTGGATGAGCGTGGCCGCGTTTGCGGGGACCAGCGTCGAGTTGGCAATCGTGACGGCAAAGAACACGGTCTCGTCAGTCGGCGTCTCATAGGTGACCGTGTATGGAATCCCAGGCGGCGGATACGGCGGACTGGTGTCGTAGACGACAACAGAGGTGTTACCGTTGTAGTTGCAACCGGGAGCCTTCTTGCTCCAGATTGCTTGAGCTATCGCTGCCTCGGCACCGCCGGCAACCGCAACGTAGATCGAATTTGGTAGAAGTTGAACCGCACCGAGCGTCATCTCGATCGGCTCACTGATGGTCCCGATCGTTTGCGATGCCGAGATCGACCACAACAAGCCGGAGCCGCTTATGACCGTCGTACCGTAGGCAATACCGGGGCAGGAGATGTACTGGCCCGGCGCGATGATCCCGGATGTGACCCCAGCCACGTTCAGACCAGCATACCCGCCGGTCATCGACTCGCTCGCAATGGACTGAGTCGTACAACTCAATTGATACGTGCCAACTCCGCCCGGAGTTCCGGTGAGCTGCGAGACGACCGTCGTGCTGGTGGGGACGCTGGTGCCAATGATGGTGGCACCAATCTGGATGACACCTGTAACCACCGTTGCGTCGAGGACGATTGATATGGCAGTGACCGTGAAGCTTCCTAAATTTCCTCCAGTGCTAGGGGCATTAAGCAGAAAAGTGGCACCGGCCGAGCCACCAGGCGTTCCTGTCAACTGTGCGATGATGTGGCAGCCTGCTGGCAGAGTGTAGCCGGTGGCGCTGTCAGTGCCAGAAACCAAATCCCCGGCCGACAGATAGCCGTTGGTCACTGACCCAAGCGTGAGCGTAGTCCCAGTCGTAATACAGGTGGCGAAGTGGCCGCCCATCGAGGCGGTCATGGTGGTGTTCGCCGCCGCAATGTAGCCGGTGATCACGGCCTGAACATTGGCGATGCCCTGGTAGGCCGTTTCGTTCTCGGTGGTGAAACAGTCAACAACGTCTGGAACATTAAGGACGGCACCCCGAACCGAGGCCAGCATCCCTACCGAGTTGCCAGCGACGGTGGCCTGGCGTCTAGCCTCGAAGGCCGCGCGGCTCTCGACCACATTCCCGAGCACGCCATCGGACGGGTTGTTGATCGTGTCCCAGCCAGTGACGGACTGGTATATCGTCGTGAGCGTATTCGCCGGGCACGGGATCGGTCCCGTGATGTTGTTGGCGAAGTTGAGCGTGATTGAGCCGCCCGAAGGAATGGTCCCGCCGTCGACCGCGTAGTAGGTGTTCCCCGCGCTGTCCTGCGCCAGTGCGAACTGCGGAATGACGACGCCAGCCAGTCCAACGCACAAGCAGGCCGCCACGGTCGGCTGTGGTGGATTCCTCTCGATGAAGTAGATGCGGGCAATGGCGTCCTGCATCCGGCCCGAGGCATAAGCCGGGTCGACGCCGTTGGCGAGCGCGCAAAACAGAGCGTTGGTGAAGGCGATGATCGCCGTCTCGCTCGACGCGAGCTGCCCCTGCGGCGTGCTCAACGATGACGTGTTGGCAAGGCTTAGGTTGAGCGCGTTATTGAATGCGGCTTGAAAGTCCGCAATGACACCGGCGAGGATCTGCGCCTGCGTCGGAGGGACGAATCCTAGCGCCGTGAACGCCGGCTGCGGAACATTTGTGGTGTTTACCATGTCAGGCTATAGCCCCCCAGGCAGATATTGCGAATTGCTTGGGTTCGAGAAATCAAGCGACGGATTGGCTGACGGCGGAATGACCGTGCTGGCGGGAGAGAACGATGCCGCCGATGTCTGACCAGTCGCGCTTGTCACCTGCACCTGCCCTCCGACGACTCGATCAACTATCGACGATAGATAACACACGGCAGAGGCTACCCCAGGCACCGTTAGTGCCGCAGCCTTAAACTTGCTCTTCATCAAGGCGACAGGGGGCGACAGGCCGAGAATCAGCGCCCAATACGGGACGCCTTGCGTGGTGTCGAACCAGAGCTCGCCATGGAACAGTTTGATCGCGCTGGCGGCGTCTTGTGCAAGAGCGTAAGGCGATTCTGCAACCGCGATGTTGCCAGATATATCAACAACTAAATCCCACGCACTCACATCCAAAAGAAGAGTGTTCATGTCACGTCCCCGCCGTCGGTGCTGACGGAGCTCCGAGGGCCGCCGTCGGATGCGTGTGCTTCTGCAGTCCGACCGAATCCCCAGTGCCTGACCCGGCAGTTATGTTGCCAGTCGCTGTGATCAAACCGTCTACCTTGACGTTCCCAGTGAACTCGGCGTTCGGGGCCTGAATCTTGACGAGGCCGGGGGACACCAAAGTGATCCCTGTGGTGCCATCTGCCGAGAAAATAACATACTGCGTCGGCGCTCCGTTGAGCAAACCACCGACGTACATTCCATCGGAATAACTGAACCGCCTCTTGGACCCCGGATTAGCCTGCGCCTTGCTGGCCTTGACAGAAGAAATATCGCGGTTGGCGAAGACGGCAATCCCTAAGTCTCCAACCACCGGGTCCATGATGACCGCATTGGCGCCACCTTGTATCCGAGAATATGAAAGACCGAAGACCGTCTTGTGCTTGGTCACATTGCCGACACCGTCGATCTGATTGACGAGCGGCAGCACGTCCACAGTTCCAACCATGTTTGTCAGAGCGTTAGTCGTGCCCGGCTTAACCGCCACGACCTTAACGACGGTCGCCGTTGCGAGGCGGCCAAGCATTTGCTGAAACATGAACTCTATGCCGTTGAACTCGGACGTCGCCGAGTTGACGCCCATCTGACCTACGGCTTGTGAGGTATCGCTCATGGACCGGGACCGACCCCCGCGGCTGGCGTCAACGTAGGCACATAACCAGGGAGTGACGCAAACAAGGTAGAAAACCACTGCCCTCCGAAGACTAGAGAGTCTAGATCGTAGTCGATGCTCATAACCTTCCACGTTCCGTTGGCACCGGATGTGCCACCACCGACCGTGACGTTGCCGCTGGTTTGGCTGCCGGTGAGATCGCTAGTGACCTGGATGAGCGTGCCGAACTTTATCGACGGCGTATAAAGCGTCTTGACCACGATTCCATTCGCGTTGAACAGAGGATAACCAACCATGCAGGTGTCCTTGTTGACCTGCGTCGTCACGCCACCTGCCCTCGATCCATCCACCGGCCAGATCGAGACGACATTATTCTCCATCGCGTTCCACTCGCAGCCGACGTCCTTGACCATCGCCAAGAGTTGTTCGCGGGCAGTCCCTGGATAGTACGGGTTGGACAGCATCCCGGTGACGCCATTATTTTCAAACTGCATACCAGCAGCGCCAGCCACCTGTTGCATCAGCGTCGGAATACTGACAGATCCGGCGCTTGATGTCGGCGGCGTCGCCGCCACCGCCGGGTTTGTACCACCGCTACCCTGCACGTGCAGCACCACCTCTGGCGCCGATTGGAAGTCACCCCACGCATTGACGATGGTGCCGCTGAACACTTGGCTCATTCCGTTGACTGCATCTCCGGCCGTCAGCGTCACGGTATTCTTTCCGGTGTTCTGCGGGATTGCCCCGTAGGTCATGAGGTCGTTCATCTGGCTCAGCGTCATTCCGTAGATTTCGGCGTGCAGCGAGTTCATGTCGCTGCCGCCGGGGAAGTGCGCGTCGGCGTGAATGCGAAGTCCGGTAAGCGTCAGGGAGTTGCTGCCGCTATCGGTGAACGTGCCGGAGGTGAGCCCGAATGTGACGTTGAGAAGCCGTTGGAGCAAGGCCATGTCAGCCGACCCCCGGCGTTTCTTTGCTACGTCGATTCTTTTCAGCGGCGGCGTCGAGCATCTCGATGTGGTTGCTGCCACATCTCTTGGCCAGCAACCGCTCTATAGATTTACCAACCAAGGTCCCGGCCGCTGTACAGATTTCACGAATATATTTCCCGCGCCCGTGGGCCACTCTGTTTGCAAAGCAATCACCAATCAGATCGTTCACCTTCTTGAGTTTCTCCGCGTCAACATCATCCGCGCGCTTGAGTTGATCCTCTGCAAGATCAACAAACATCTGCTTCTTCTCTCCAATAATTTCCTTGGTTTCGGCGTCCTCAATATAGAATACTAATTTATATCTCATGATCAGCCGACCCCCGGCGGGAGGTTCTGCAAATCAGCCGGGAACAGGTAGATCAGGCTGAACGCGGTGCCCAGCCCAACAAACACGGGGTCCGCGCCGTTGCCGCTGTTGTCGAGAAATACGAAATCTCCGATGAAGCCGAGGTAGAGATCGCGCACAATCAGGTTTAGATTTTGTGCGATCACGCCACCGATGATCAGCTCATTGGCCACGGAGACGTTCATATAGAGTTGACCGTTCTCGGTGTAGACACTGAGCTGGCATTCCTGATTGTTGAGCGTCACCGAGACGTTCTGGGACGGCACAGGTTGGAGAGGAACAACGAGAGGCATGTTACCAACTCCCCGTCGCGCCACCCAAGGTCGTCTGCTGCGACGTAACGTCGGTTGGCTGCACCTGTCCCCCGCTAACAGGCGACGTGGCACTAGGGTCTTGCGGGTTCGTAACTTGCGGCGTACTCCCCGTAGCACCCGCCGTGGCACTGCCGGTCTGCCTTACCTCAACCAGCCAGACGTCGATGATGATGAGGCCAACGCCATTGGTGTTGGTGCGTGAGTAATCGTAATGCGTAACATTGGCACTGCTGTACGTCGTCTCTGGCGTCTGCACGTCGTAAAAATTCAGGTCGCCAGCGATGGCCGCGACCGAGGCAAGAAGCGCCTCCCTGTTGGCCGTGTCGCCGCCGGCCGAGTAGCGAACACGGACGTCGAACGGCCGCTGAACCTTATCGTAGGATTCAAAGCCACCTTGTTCGACTGGGTAGTCAGCAATCACCCACTCTTGTTTGTAAGTGAAACTGACCACGTTGTCGGCCTGAATAATAGGCGCACCATTCAAGAAGATGCCCCACTGCGGAGCGGAAGACGATCCAAATGACACCGTGTCGCTCGTGAGTAGATCGATCACGGACGGCGCGGCGTTCGGATCCCGAAAGAGGGTCGGAACTCCTAGCGCAAGTGGAACGTCTGGATAGGCAACCATAACTCAGTTGCCTCCGAAATTGGCCGCCGCAAACTTCTGCGAGTTTCGCGTCCAATCACCGAACCGCTGAGCAAAATCGGCACCGTCCGTGGCTGGTGTGTGAATGTGCATCCCACCGTTGATGTTAGTCTCGTTGCTGGTGGTGTTGGTTGAGGCGTGGCTGTCGTTCCAGACGCTGCTCGACGCGGCGGCGGCCTGTGCGCTAGCGGCCAGAGACGGCAGCGCGCTAAGAGCCGTCATCGAGTTTTTAAGTCGAGTGCCCCAATTTTCAACTGCCGGTGATTCAAAATTATGGGTCAGCGCCCTTGTTCCGGCCTCAAGATTCTGCGGAGACGCCTGCATCAATGCTTGACGCGACGCTCTATAATTAGGTCCGGTCATGGCCTCATGGGCCATATATTTCATCTGCCCTTCTAAACTATTTTGGGCAAATTTATTGTCTTTCAACCATTGCAACATCTTTGTACGACGAATGCCGCCCGCGCCGTACACGCCATAACCGCGACCGCCGTCATGGATGGTGTTAGGATTAAGACCGCTCTCCGCAATTGCCTGTCCAGTGAGCAGAGAGGCGGCTGATTCCAAGTTCTTTTCTGGAACGCCCTCTTGCCTGAGTTGCTCCATTGCAGCCTGCTTTGCAGCAGCAGTCTTGTTACTTTGAAACGCACCACTGTGAGGCGCGGCACCTCCGCTTGTGGCAGCACTACCAGACGTAGTCGAAGGCTGCGTACTGTCTGTCCATGAACCAGAAGCCCCAGAAGATGATGTCCCGCCGCCAATGTCCTGATTCAGAAATTTACCAACAGCTCGTGCCCCCTCTATGATGGGTTTTACCCAAGGATGGCGGGCCTCAAAATCATCAATATCATCTCCCATCTCTTTCCAGAGTGCCTTCCACCATGTCTTAATAGGTTCCCAATTTTCATAGATTACTAAAGCAAGTCCAGCAATCAAAGCACCTGCTACCAGCCACGGTGCTGCGGCCAGGGACAGGCCCAGCATTGCGAGAGATAGCGCGGTAACGGAGGCCGTGATCATCTCAAAGCCAATCTTCACCTCGGCCGGATGCGTCTTCGCCCAGTCAGCAAACTGCTTAAGCACGCCCATGATGCTCATTAGTGCTGGCTTCAACTCCAGAAGAAGCTCCCGTCCAACGCTTTCCCATTCCGCTAACAGTAGAACCCAAGCAGTGCGAAGATCGGTCGCCGCTTGCGCCTGTTCTGGCGTCTCGGCAAAGGCTTTCATCTTTTTCTGTAGTTCGTCGAACTTCTCGATCCCACCTGTCAATAACGGGACCAACTCTGCCACACCGAACTGTTTTGCGAAGTATGTGGCACGCTGCGGATTGATTTGAGCTATCTTGGCAATATCTTCGATAATATCGTGCATTAACTCTGGGAGCGGCTTGTTAACATCGATGGCCTTGCCGCCCTCACGAGCAAGCGCCGTGAAATATGCCGGGAGAGCTGAGCTGCCGGTGTTGAGGAATGACTGCAAGTTATCAGCAAGGGATGAGAAGGCGTTTGCCATGCCCTGCGTTGTACCGCCGGCTGCCTCGGCAGCACCCTCGTAGGCGCTCAGGGTCTTGACTGAAATACCGAGTCCGGCCGCGACCCGCCCAGTGGCGGCAGTGGCCGTCGTCATCGTCTGAACAAACTCTTTTAACCCCACGCCGCCAGTAAATACTGCGAACAACGCAATGGCCGTATCTCGCAGCTTCGCAAACGCCTCGGTGCTGGTCTTGGCGTGCGCCTCAATTTCCTTGCCACTCTTGACTGCGGCGTCGCGCGTTTTTAGAAATGCGCCGGAAGCCTCGCGCTGGCCCTTATCGAACTGCGAGGCATCCAAACCGATGCGTACGATAAGTTCGTCTATGACGGTGGCCACTTACTTCTTCCCCGATCGCTTGCTCAGGATCTTGTGATTGTGCGCGTCCACGATGATGATCTCCAACATATCATAGAGGTCTTCGAGACCGTAGACCGTGCCTAACTCTTGCAGCGTCGCCTTCTCGCCGCTGATTACCGCGTGGATTGTGCGTGGGACGTTCGGGCATGTTGCGAGTGTGGCGCCGTCGTCCCAGACGTCTCTGTCAATTTCGACTTGACGACGGCCTGCAAAAAACCCGTATGCAATGTGAACACCTCGCGCCGCAGTTCCAGAATCGTCTGGACCTCCTCGATGTCGTCTGGAAGTAATGGAAATGCCGTCTCTGGGTGTGCGTGGTCGCGAACGATCCTGACGCACTCGAACATCTCGTTGAGCAGCGGCTCGGCGTCCTCGTAGTGCATCCCGGCCAGCGCGTTGAAGCCGGCCACCGCCATCGCCTCCATGCCGCGCGAGGCTACATCATCGGGAATGACAAGGCCGGCCTTTGCCAGAGCAAGGAACGCGCGGATCGCCCACTTCTCGGCCTGAAGGGCAGGCATCTCCGTGAGCAAGAACATTTTGCCCTTGTCGCGATTTTCGTCAGCGATGACGTATGTCTTGGTTCTCCTCGGCAATGTGATCTCCCGTTCTCATGTTGCTAATTGCTTGGTGACGGGCTGACACTTTGCCAGGTGATACCGAACCGCTGCGGCTGTAGCAGCTTCTTGGCCTGCGGGATCGGCTTGTAGCCGGTCAGGAAGCCCTTGGTCAGCGTCCACTTCGTGCCGACGTCGAACTGAAGCGTCGCGTTGGAGTTGTAGGTCGTCAGATTGGCCAACTGGCCCAAGTACCATTGATCGAACAGGTCGATGCTCGGTGAATCGGCCATCAACATGATGCTCTGCTTGACCTCGACGAAAACAAACCCGCCGGAGAGATTGCCGTCAACACCCATGAGCACCTGCGAGATTTCCATCTCGTCGGTGTCGGTGACGTCGTCGGACCCGAAATTCTGAATCTGCTGCGGCGTTGGAAACAGCGTGCCAACGGTCATCATGAACGTGGCGTTGGCGGAAGTGATTGATGGCATGGGCGATTACCCTTCTATTAAGGCAGCGCGGCGCGCGTGCCATTCAGTCATGCTCAGACTTGCTCTAGCCCTGGTCTGAGCGGATACCTTTATTCGGGACCGACGCCTTCGCTGGGCAGCCCTCATCTTAGCACGAGTCTTCCGAGAAATCGGCGACCGATTCTTCCCGGCCTCCGACATTCTTTCGCGATACTCAGAATTGGCCGCCCAAAGTTGGCTCATAGTTTCGCTGATTTTTGCCCTTGTTTCTTTTGTCGATGGAGCGCGCCGTTTTGCAGCCAGTTTTTTTCTAGCACACACGTCAGGTGAATCTTTTCTGCCTCTCAGGGCCATGCCTATCTTTGCATTGTGCTGAGCGGTATGAGGTCCCTGTGGGACGCCAGTCTTGGCAAGAGAGATATTTTTCCGGTGCATCTTTGACAATCGCTTGCCTGTGTTGCCTTTGCTTATCGCCTCACAGTGAGCTTCAGTATGAGGCCCACGTTTTTTGCCTTTCAAGGCCGCGCTGATGTTGGCTTTCGTTTTCTTAGAATGTGGTCCATTCTTTCTACCTATAAGCTTCGTCCGCATTGCCTCTATTTCTTCAGGTGTCCGCGACCTCAGTTTTCTTCCCCTTAGCGGAGCTATTCTTTTCTCCACAGATTCCCTGGACTGCTTCTTTCCAAGATGAGCCTCGCTCAAACTTTTCCGCTGTTCGAGAGTAAACTTATAGCCCGCAGGGCCATCACCGCCATCTGATTTATTTGTTAATCCGGCACCCTTGTTGCGCCAGACCTCGATGTAGTACTTCTCCAATTTAAACGCCGCATCTTCAGACAGACCCTCTTCTACTATCTTGACCTCAACTGTAAGGCCGAGACGAACCAGCTTATTTACAACACGGGCATAATATCTATTATCTCGCTGAAGCAAGTAAGCTCGTTTTCCTTTACCCTTCCCTACATAAAAACAAGTGTTTTTGTCTGGACGCCAGTGTTCGTAAACGTAGAAGATATTCATCATCGCCTCCTGTGTGTATATTTAGTATATATACACTCAAAAGGTAATCTAGCAACCTCACTCAACCAAAACTGAGGTTAATCGCAGAAGTTGCACACTCTCGCCATCCATATACCAGAAGTTGCAAGGCGGAGATTGTCTCGCGGCGCGAGTGGACGGTGCCGCAGGCAACACCTGAAGATACCATCCGCGCTGACTCAACGTCGGCGCGATATTGGCTCCAGCAGCCGCGTTGACCTCCGCGGCTTGTGCGGCTGACAACGGAACTCCGGCGTAGAAAGCACCGAAGTTCAAGCCTGCATTGATGACATCCGCGCAGGCTGCCTCAATCATGAGATAGCCAGCGGCGTTGTACGGAATCGACTTGACGGTGTTGAGCAGATTAGCGAGCACGATCTGGAAGTAGCTGTTGAGCCAGATCTGATTGATGTAGCTGTCGAACCAGAGGAACGGCCCGCTCACCGAACCAGGGTTGAACCACATGAAGGGCTGCGTCGCGGCAGCGTAGGCGCCGTAGAAATTGTAGCCGTTGGCGATTAGGTTGGCGGCGACGGTTGCATTGGTGACGGTCGGGGTAAGACCGGCCTGATGTTTGAACGCGAAGGTAATGCGGCCGTTCGTTTCGGTAAAGTCGATAGATGCCGCCATGCCACACACAAACGGTGCGAGCAGCAAGTCCGAAGGCTCCCATACCAGACACGTTCCACTGTAGTCGTTCTGCTGGATGAGATAGCCGAGGCTCGACGTTGCCGGCACCTGCGTGGTCGGGGTGACGTCGGTGTCCCAGCAGACAAACCCGAACTGGTCGTTCTGCAGCGATGTCCACTCTATGAACAACAGCTTCTGCGCGTTGCCGCTGCCGTTATCCGGATCGAAGGCGAGCATAAAGGTCGCCCAGTCCGTGTTGATTTGCGTGATGCCTGTCATGAAGGCCGACGGCGTCGTTGCCGCCGCACCTTGGCTGAGAATGGCGCCGGTCGCCGACGTCAGGAGAAGGGATGCGTTGAGCGAGCCGGTTGCAAAGGCCGCCGTTGACGGTGTGCCGGTGATGCCGGAGGTGACGACAAATGCGCCGCTGGTGGAATCGAACGTGACGGTCGGTGCCGTGGCCACGGCGGTCATGCTCTCGCTGACAACATGCTGCTGTGAGCCACTAATACGATAGAAACCGACGCCTCCGGCCGTGCCGCTGATTTGGGCCGTGATAACTGGAGTACCAGTGACACTGGAGCCGACAAGCGTCTGGCCGACAGCAATGTTCGGCGTCGCACAGACCGTGACATCCAACACGGTGGACAATGCCAACATCGATTCGCTGGCAATGCCCTGTGCGGTGCAGGAAAGTTGGTAGGTTCCGACCCCGCCGGTGGTCCCGGTCAACTGTGAGAGAACCGTAGTGTTAGTGGGGACCGTCGTGCCCGTAATGGTGTCGCCGATCGAGATATACCCGGTATCAACCGTAGCATCCATGATGGTCGACGTGCCGGTGACCGTGGCGCTCGTCATGTTGCCGGGGGTCGCAGCGGCGCTGATTGTGAACGTCGCGCCGGCCGAACCTCCCGGCGTGCCGGTAAGTTGAGCTAGAATGTGGCAGCCTGCGGGCAGTGAGTTGGTGCTGTCGGTGCCGGAAACCAAGTCGCCGACCGACAGATAGCCGGACGCCAAGGCACCCAGCGTGAGTGTGGTGCCGGTCGTGGTGCTGGTGGTGCAGCTACTGCCCATAGACGCGGTGATGGCCGCGCCTAGAGCACTCGTGAAACTGGCCTCGGTCGGTTCGCTTGCATCGAGCGCGGTCTGTATCAGGCCAGCCGCGTTGGAGAAGCTGGTGGCGCCGGTGAGGTTGATGGATGCCGCCGTGTGCGTGTAGCCGTCCATGACGACGGTGAGCGTACCGCTGGCAATCTGTTGAAGGGCGGTCAAACCCTCGGCCGCAATGTCACCGCCGCGCAGGTAGGCCGCGACCGGGACCGCGCCGTTGTACTGCGCGAACAGGACGGAACCAGGCTTGACGTTCGAGTTATCGAAGCCCTGGAAATACACCTCCGCGCAGTTGTATTCGTGCGAGGCCAGCCCGAAGAAGTCACCGACCGCCGTAGCGTTGGGGAACGGAGCCACCGTCCCGATTGGAACGCGGGTGCTCTGCGTGCAGACGAGGCCGATGGTGTCGACCGCGCTGCCGCCGGTGCCAAGCACGTTCGGTTGGACGCTGACGACCGTGTTGACTGGGATCGTTGACATCTAGGCTCTCCTTAAGGCGGCCAAGCCGCATCACAGCATAATTAGCGCCGATTCGGTGAGTGGCTGGTTATTCGGATAACACGCCCCTGCGTGGTTTACAAAACGAACATTAGATCATGGTGGGTAGGCAGAATCCACGTCGATAAGACCGACAACGGCAGAGTCGGCGAATTGCTGAGATACGGCGACTGTCTGATCGCACTGAAGTAGGCATTCGCAAATCCACCTGGTTTCCCATTGCTGGTTTTCGTTGATAAAGGGGATTTGTTTTGGATCGTCCGCCAGCAATGGCGTCACCCCATAATTTGGGATTTGGTTTGCGAACTGCCTGGTTGCAAATTCATCGCGAAAAAGTGTGCTCACGGTCTGTGCTAGATCGGCGGAATCTCCAACATCGGCGCTGTGAAAATCTAGCTGCACGGAAATTTCTGTGTTCTGAGTCAGCGACTTCGCGCCGCAGGAAAGCGTCTCGGATGAAACGGTCTGCGTCGGTGCCACGGTATAAGTTCCTATGCCACCCGGCGGCGTGCCGCTGATCTGCGCCGAAATAACCGTATTGGCCGCCACGCCGACGCCGAACACCTTCGCCCCGGCCGAGATTATGCCACGGGTGACGGAGGTCACCGTCATCACGGTCCCGGCGATAGAGCCGGTAAACTTGACGTCTGCGACCGTGTCGAAGTTCGTCGCCAGCCTAATGCGGCGCAGGGTTGTGAGGACGATAAAATCTGTCCCAACTGGCTCAGGACTTCGGTTGTCCTGGCCCTCAATAATTTCAATGCCAGCCGGAATCACATCGAGCAGGAAAGATCGCAATGCCGTTTGGACACCGGATTGATCAGGAGTTGGAGCAAAGCTCATGATTCCGCTCTCAGTTTCTGCAACTTCGCCAGCGGCATTGTATCCAGCATGGTTCGCAACTCCTCAACGGCCCGGTTGCACTCGCCTATCAATCGCTTACGAATATCTCGATGGATCGTGTATCCGATGCCTGAAACATTGACTATTTTGATCCATCGCGGAATGCGACTTCGCACTTGGGATATAAGCACGTAAACTGCCCGCGTCGTCGGCTGGTCATCAATTGCTTGATCCCCGTAGGCCGCATCAAACAATGTTTCCGTCGTCGTGATCTCCAAACGCGAATAAACCAACGTAGCTAGAATAATCCGATGTTTCTTAGTCAGTCTCCACTCTACCGGAAAGATCAGGATGTCTGGTGTCACTCATTTCACCGTCGCTGCGCCGCCTATGAGGTGTTTGTGCCGTTCGTGGTCCACATGCTAATTCCGCCAAAGGAACTAGAACTATTCCATTGCAGTTGGCCACTTGATCCGCCTGGTGCCGTAGCCGAGCCACCGCCGCCCTTTAGCGCGGTGATGGTAGAAAAAACAGAATTGGCTCCGTCTGACCCGGTTGCAAAACCTGCTCCAGAGCCGCCCGCGCCGACCGTAACCGTAAGCGGAGAACCAACCGTGACAGATTGAGTGCCGGTACGAACGCCGCCTGCGCCTGCGCCGCCGCCGTTGTAAAACTCCCACTTGAAGCATGCGTAAGCGAGCGACCAGGGTGCCGAGTTGACGTTGAGTTTGTCGCAGACCGTGAACGCGTCGATTGCCGCGAACTCCCAGGTGACCGGGAAGTGATCGTTCGGCGGCGCGCCGAGCGGCGGGCGACCGCGCGGGACGTGGGTCGAAGGGTGCGTGAGCGGGTCGCCCTGGCCCCAGTTCTTCGTGAAGTCGAAGTCGCATTCCCGCTCGCCGATCGGCGCCATGACGACCTGCGGGATCTTGGTGGCCGCCGTCACCAGTCCGAGCCGAGCGAGCGCGTCGGCACGGGTCAACCGCGTGGCGACCTGGTTGATCTCCGCGATGCGGTCATGGTTCGGGACGGCGTGCGCGACCCAAGATTCGTATTCGGCGGAGAGGTCGACGAACGGATGGCTCATGCCGCCTTCTCTATAAATACTGGGAAGTTGTCGTTTGCAGCGGCGAATTTTGTCGGTGCATCAACAGCGGCGGTGCTGCCGCAGACCCAGTTGATCGTGTCGCCGCC